AAAAATGAGAATGAGAAAGAAATTCAAGGGGATGGTAGTAACTATGATAATCTTAACAGCTGTTAGTTTTAGTTGTAATAGCTATGCTGTTGGAAAAGATGATGTTGTTGGTAAAATCAAAGCACTTACAGAAAATAGCAATCAGTTAATCAAACAAGCTCAAGCTTATCAACAGAAGATTGAAGAAATTAAGATGATCCTATCAGAAAATAATGGTCAAATCAAAGCTTACCAAGATATTTATGCTCAACTTGATGCTATAGAGAGAGAAGCGGAAGAAACCCAGATTTATAGTGATATTAACGAGGTTGTTGAAGTCGATAACTAAAGGACAGATAATGGCAAAGAAATGCCCAGAGTGCGATAAAGATATTGAAAAAGGTAAACTTATAATTAACGAGTCTATTGAGAACAACAATCCATCTACTATAGTTTACGCTTGTAGTTGTGGGTATAATGATGCTGATACTATTGAGGAAAAAATAGGTCTTGCGATTCAATGGGGAATTGCGTCTAAAGATCTTTCGCTTATAGAAGCTAAAAAGCTACACATGAAACCTATGTTCGATTATTTCGTGTTAAATAGATAGGAGAAGGATGGTTAAGAAAACTAATATGTTTTCGCCAGAGCAGCATGATGAAATACAATTTTATACAAAACATATATTAGTTGACGAGGTAAGGCGATTAATAAAAAGAGAAAAGCAACTAATGCTTGAAATAAAAGAAGCTAGATGGGAAATAGAAGATTTGATAGAAGATAAAAATTGGCTTTATGATAACGACGATTAGGAGATGTATGGCAAAGAAACCAGTTAAGAAGAAAGTAGCTAAGAAGAAAAACGATAATGCTGGGCAACCTCCATATTATAAAACTCCCAAAGAGTTGCAAGCAAAGATAGATGAGTATTTTAAAAACCCTCCAAGACATAAAACCATTTACAATAAAGATGGAGACATTGTAGCAAAAGTTCCTAAGTATATGGTTGGTGAGCTTGCTTATTATTTAGGGTTTGCAACTAGACAATCGTTGGATGAACAGGCAAAAAGGGTACATCATCATGACAAATTCTCCTACATTGTAAAAAGATCAAAGCTTTTTATTGAAAATGAGTATGAAGCATTGCTTGATGGAAACAATGTAACAGGCATTATATTTGCACTTAAAAACATGGGTTGGAAAGATACACAAGATATTAATGTTGGCGGTCAGAAAGATAATCCAGTAATAACAATAGATAAAGAGACAAACGATGTTGTCAAGTTATTATCAGACTCATTACAAGGGAGAAAGAAATAGATATAACCAAATACCCAAGAGATTTAGATGGTAACGCAAGGTTTAGAGCCGAGTTGATAAACAAAGCAAAGAACGATGAAACGATACAGGCTTATATCAACGAGATATGTAAACGTATGCCGATATTATGGATAGACTTGTTTTGTTGGACAAAGAATCCGAAGAATGTAGCACTAGGAAAGCCAGCAGTATTACCATTTATATGTTATGAAGAGTTCCAGATAGAGTTTTTCGAAGAAATAATAAAAGCTATAGACAATCAATATGATCTATTAACTGAAAAAAGCCGAGATATGGGAGCTAGTTGGTTACATTTATATGCTTTATTGCATAAGTGGTTATGGGAAGAGGGATCAGATTTCAGGTTGGGAAGTTGGAAAGAACAGTTTGTAGATCAGCCGAGAGTTATAGATACATTGTTTGAGAAGCTAAGATTTGCATTAGAGTATTTACCTGACTGGATGTTGCCAGCAGGATTCAGCTGGAAAGATCATGCTACGTTTGCAAAATTATATAATCCAGCATTAGATAATGTTATGGTAGGAGAAGCACCAACGGAGAATTTCGGATCAGGTGGTAGAAGTAAAGCTATCTTGTTCGATGAGTTTGCCAAGTGGGATAAGACACCATCAGAAGCAGCATGGACAGCCACAGCAGACGTTACCGAATGTAGGCTAGTTGTATCATCAGTTAAGGGTACAGGCACGAAATTCGCTACTCTAGCACATGGTACGCAAGAGAAAATAAAGAAGATAACTCTACCCTGGACATTACATCCAGATAAGGCAAGAAATGGTTACTGGTTAGATGAGAAGGGTCAAAAGCATCCATGTGAAGATAAGCAAGAGTTAACACGCAAGTGGTATGATCTTAGAGACAAACATTTATCAGGGTTAAAGGGTGGCAGGGTAAGATCAATATGGTATGACAATCAATCAGAACGAAGAAGCGTAGAAGATCTAGCTCAAGAAGTAGATATAGATTATTTAATGGGTGGCAGTCCGTTCTTTGACCTAGCAGAACTAGAGAAACAACACGTTTGGGAATACTTTGAACGTAAGAGTCCAACAGGAGCAATACCGTTTGGAAAGTATATCAGGTGTAACTTGACAGATATTGGGTACAATGAAGTAAGAATTATGGAAAGACCTGATGGATGGTGTAACATATTTGAGTTACCATCACCAACAAAACAGTATTGTTTAGCAACAGATTCAGCCGAGGGGTTATTAAAAGGCGATGAAGCGTTTACAATCGTAAGAGATAAGTGGACACTAAATGTAGTAGCAGTAATACATGGACATTATGCACCTGAGGAAATAGCAGTAAAATCGTTTTTACTGGAAAAGTTGTTCAACGAAGCAAAGAACGTACCAGAAAACAATAACATGGGTCATACAACAGCGAAAGACTTAGAAGAGTTGGGAAGTAACTTATATTACACCATGAGAGAAGAAACTAGGCAAGGTAAGCTAGTAACAACACCAAAACGAGGGTTTACAACATCAGCTAATACAACAAGACCAGATATGTTAAATTTACTTGAAGAGCAGATACGCAAACAAATGTTTCAAATAAGATATGGAATATTAATAGATCAATGCAAGACAATGGTAAAGAACCCTAAAAAGGGTGGAAAGCCAGAAGCAGATGGAAGTTTTCTGGATGATGGAGTAATAGCGTGTGCGATATGTGGATATGTAATAGATCAGTTACCATATGTAGAACCAGAACGCAAGGTAAGAGCAAGGTTTGTAGCACAAACAAAGAGAAAAAGACAAAGAAATGCTGGGATACGATACGGCGTAAGGAGTTAAGCAATGCCAGGAACAAGTCAAGATCAAATGGATAGAGATCAAAAATATAAGATCACAGATGCACCAGACAGACCAGAAGAGCAAGAAGAGTCAGGGTTGCCGATAATATATGATAAGATTAAGCTAGGGGAAGATGATAAGATAAGATTATCCAAAGAAATAATGACTGAGTTAGAGGTAATCAATGAGCAATATCAAGCTGAAGGGTTATTAAACAAGTTTTCATCGTTAGACGCACAGTATGAAGGTGACTTGCTAGAAAATCCAGATCAGTTGTTTAACTTACATAAACCAACAACTAAAGTAAAAGTAGATGCTATAGTAAGATACTTAATGAGAGCGTATTTTGGAGGAAACATAATCTATTCAGTAAGTCCACATCCAGAATTTGAAGATAATAACGGTCAAGACATATGCGATAAGCAACAAGATTATCTTGATTATAAGATAAAAGATGGTGGAATCATATTCAAAGTACCGATGAACAAAGTGTTTAGACATTCAGTATTAAAGTATGGTGGAATACTCAAACTAGAGTTTAAGATAGAATCACAGAAACGAAAGAGATATGAAACGTATGAAGGTGAACCGATATACACAGTAGAGAAACTTAACGCAAAGACAGGCGAACCATACGAAGAGGAGTTAACCGAGAAACAATATGAAAAGGCAATACAGGCTGGGAATGTACCTTCTGTTGTAAAGATAGAGAATAAAGGACTTTACCAATTCCTCGAAATCTATCCAGACGCAAGGGAAGAATATGCTGGCTATGTAACTAAACTAGAAAAAGGAAAAACGATCAATATCTTGGTCGAATATGATGAAATTGTTTACAATGACCCGCACTTCAAGAATGTATTGCCTAAAAATTTCAAGGTAAGAACAACAACAGAAGGGTATGATGGACTTAAAACAACACGATTGATAGTAGAAAGACAAAGTTATACCTGGTGGGAACTAAAGAAAAACGAGAAAGAAGGCAAGTTTTACGATATAGATGATCTAAAATACGAGTATGACAAGAGAACAAGCAAGAAGGGTGGTAAGACAGTAAGGTTAAGTTCAGGAACAAGACTAGAAAAGAAAAACTTTGAGAATGAAACGTATGATGTACTAGAATGTGTATACTATTTCAAGTTAAAAGAAGAAGATGAAGATGAAATTAGGGTAGTATGTTGGATAGAAGAAGACTCCGAAAGGGTAATAGGAGACATATATTATCCGTTTTATACGTTAGACAGTTATTATTTTCCATTCTTTGCGTCAACAAAGTGGCCAGGATTCTGGCAACCAGGCGAAGGAAAGTATTTAACAGATATAAACATGGCAGAAGATGCTATACTAAACTTTACGTTAGAGGGTAGTTATATAAGCAATTTAATAACCCCGATAACAAAAGATAGTGAAGTAATAGCACAATTTCTTGAAAAATCGTTTGTACATGGTATGCCAATAGAGAGTGAACCAAACCAAATAGACTTCTTACAGAGACACATGAAACCAATGGATATAGGTGGATTGGTAGCGATAATGAACATCTTAACAAAGATGGCAGATGACACAACAGGCGTATCAAGTTTAGTTACAGGTAGAGAGTCCGAGATAGATCCAAACGCACCAGGAAACAAGACTATAGCGTTGCTAAGACAATCAGGGATCAACATCGAAGAAGTAATCGAGAATATGCAAGAAATGTTTAATATAGTTGGCAGATCAATCCTAGAAGTAACGCATCAAATGAGTTTAGAAGGCAAGAAATATAGACCAAGACCAGAAAAAGTAGTGGGTAGCAATCCGTTTGACGAGATAACTCGATCCGATATGATAGCTAGAACAAATATAAATACGAGAGCCATGACGTTTGCTGTGGATGAGTTAAATGCCAAACGTGAGGATGTAGCATTATATACAATGTTAAGGCAAGAACCTTTAATTGCACGCAATCCGCAAGCAGTGTATGTATTGCTAAAAAGTATAATAAAAAACTGGTCTCCGAGATGGAGGAATGAAGTTGAGCAGTTGCTACCTACTTTAGATGAATTTAAACAAGAACAGCTAGAAGTAGCAAACAAGGCAATAAAGGGATATATCAACCAGAAAATACAACAGTCACAAGTAATGGGTCAACCATTAGAGTTCAATCCAATGGATATAATAGCACCAATGAATGAAGCAATGGCAAGTATAGCAACATCGCCAGATGAAAAAGCAGTAAAAGCAAGAGAAAAGAAAGAGAAAGAAAGGGGTGGTAAATGAGAGGACCGATAGTATATGGAAAGATAACAGAAGAACAGAAGCGAGATCAAGAGAAGAAGAGGTTAGAAGTAGAAAGAAGTATGCAGGAGACAATAAAACAGGGAAAGAAATGTTTAGAAAGTACAGAGTTTATAAAGTATTTGGGGTTTTACAGGAGTTTCCGAGAAGAAACGATAGACAAATTAATAGATTTATCAGATAGCGGATGTCTATTGGATAATTTTACTTTCGAGGCAATAGCAAGTATGAGCAAACTGAAAGTATTAAAAAATATGATAGAGGAAGTAGAGTATGACGCATTAAAACCAGAGGTAAAAAGTGGCAGAAAATAAACATATATTAACATCGCAAGAACAGATAACAAACTATATACATAGCGAAGATCGAAAGAAAGATATACGCAAGCAAGTAGATGATATAATCAATGCACCAGTAGCGTATAACGAGATGAACAAGTCGCAGGTACATCGGATGTTAGCAACATATATAAGTTATTTAGGTAATACAGGCAAAGAGTTGATATACAAGAAGTTGTTAAAATGCCGAATAGCAGGAGCAAAGATAGAAGAAATATCGAAAGCACTTAAAATAACACCAGATAAAGTAGAGTTGTTAGAAAGGGATGCGATAGAATGTGTAAAGGACAAGATGAACACGAAGATTATAACCCCAGCGATATATTGATAGGATATAGATGTCGCAAGTGTGGCAAGTTGTTGTGTAAGGGAAGAATAGAAGGAATACTAGAGGTAAGATGCACAAAATGTAGTACAGATACGGTATTCCTAGAAAAATAAGAGTCTCATTGAAGACCAAAGAGTAAAAAGAGGATCATTGAATCCCAGGATAACAGGTAAAACTGTTGCCCTGGGATTTTTTTATGTAGATACCTGCGAGAGCAGCTTCTAAATAGATACAGAAAGGATGATACCCATGAGAATGGCTTCATCGAAACAAAGGAGAAAGGAAATGCCAGAAGAAGTTAAAGTTTTAAAAGCTGATGGTCAGACAAGACACTACACAGATATTGAACAGACCGAGATAGATCGAAGGATCGAAGCTCAAGAACCGTTATTCGATGAAGAGCGAGAAGGATATGTAGCTCCGAAAGAAGGCGAAGAAAAGGTTGTAGAAGAAAAGACTGACGAAGAAGGCGAAAAACCTGAGAAAAAAGAACAAGAAGATAACAAGGAAGACAAGAAAGACGAAGAAAAGTCTTTTGAAGAGTACGATGAGACTGACAAATTAGATTTAATTGCACAGAAAGAGATCGAGCTAGAAAACGAAGAAGATGAGGAAAAGAAGAAAGAGATTCAAGTCAAGTTAGACGATTGGAACAAAAAGCTAGATGATCCAATTCAGAAGAAAGAAGAGCTTGAAGACCTTGAATCTGAAATACAATCTTATGCAAAAGAGAAAAGCATATCCGAATCAGAAGCTAAGAAAATCGTTGAAGGTGAGATAGCAATATCTAAAAGGTTTGAAGATAGTCCTAAAAAACTAGCAAGAGCGTACAGATCGTTACAGGTAGACAATGTAAAATCTAAGCACGAATTAGAGAGGTTACAGAAGGAAGTATCTGAACATCGAATCGAATCGTTAGTTCCTAAAGACATCAGACCTGAAGCTGTATTTAACAAATCACGAGAAGAAGTGATAGATATATACAGACAGTCACATGAAGAAGCCGAAGATATGGAAGATGAGAAAGTGTATCAACTATGTCAAAAAGCAATTTATGGAAAGATCAAAGAAAACAAAAAGATGGAATTGGAATCAATGACCAAAGATGCACAGATAAAACGTGCTGAACTGTTAACAACAATGTCAAAAGATTCCGAACCATTTAAAGACATCGTAAAAGAACAGTTATCAAAATGTAGTGATTCACAGGTTTTATCAGAAAACTTTAACTTGAAAGACATTGAAAGATGGTGTCGTGGAGATGATAAATATGTATCAAATCTAGTTCGTGAAGCTAAAAAAGAAGGATATAAGCGAGGGTTAGAGCAAAGACGTATCTTAAAAGAAAGTGGCCCAAGTGGAGGAAGTAGCAAGACGAAACACGACAAAATTGGTGGAACAGGAAAAAATTATGGTTTAACTGAAAGCGAAATAGCAGAAGCTAAAGACTTTTACAGAGACAATGATATTCCTGATAGCCGAAAACTAGAACTTTTCGCAGACAGTAAACGGAAAATAGAAGAACGTAAAAAAAGTAACTCTTAATAAGGAGGGTAAATATGTCAGTTTTAGACTTAAAATTTGGCTGGATACGTGGAGGTAAAGCATCTTTTTCAATATTAATGACTGATGCCGAAGCAGTAGCAGCACAAAGTGGTAGATTTTTAACAAGAAATGCTTCTACAGGGTATGCAGAAATAGCAGATACCACAGAAAGCATTATAGGGTTTGCTGAAGCAGGTGGAGACATAGCTTCAACAAGTTCACAAAGAGTAAATTGTATATTTGACGTAACAGCGGTATTTAGAATACCGTTAATTTATGACAACAGTTCATATACAGTAAACTATTCATCAGCGTTAATGTTTGAAGGTTGTGATTTCAAAGTTTCTGGTGGGGTTCAGTATGCAAACCCAACATCAGCAAGCACAAAATCAATCATAATCATTGGTGGAAAAGCAGCAACAGGCACAAGTATAGTAGCAACAGATGGATATATAGATTGTATAATTAATCCAAACGCTATACTAAATCTTGGAGTAGGTGCGTAAGACAATTAATAAATTATACAAATGTAATTGTATATTAAAAGGAGGATTATTATGGCTTTAGGTTTAACAGGAGA